GCAATGTATATCAGGCTACTAAAATCACTAGCGAATTTCGTGGCGGAAGATTCGAACAAACTATTAATGGTAGTTTGTATTTCTTTCCTAAACCTGATGGCACCAATGCAGCAGCAGGCAATGCACAAAAAGCAGCAACAATAGCCACAACAGCTACTGCTGCGGCGGTGCCTAACGAAAGCTCTGCTGAAACCAATCGATTACGAGCACAGAATCAAAAGTTGCTCAATGCCAAAGTTGCAACCAGTATAACTAGTGTGACAGGCACAGCGCCTACTAGTAGTTTGGCACAAGGAGTACAACAAATTCTCAACCCGCCTAAAACACTAGCAGATCCGACTCTTACACAGCTTACTTCAAGTCAGGCATACATAGCTGCATTAAGTAGTGGACAAACATCGCCAGCAGCATTGCAAACAGCAAGAAACAGCTTTGCAGCCGCAGCAGGTGGCAGTCCGGTTAGTAGTAATGGCCTGCCAGTTGCTACCAACACCGGCGCTAGTCCGCCAGTTGCAGGAAACAACACTAGACTGACTGCACAACAGATTGAACAGTTGACATCAAGTCAACAAAGTCCTCAACGAGTCACCAGAGAGTATTAAGGATAATAAATGGCACAAAGTGTAGAACGCAGTAGAGGTCGTCCAGGTAATTACAAACAGGACCGTGGCGGTGTACCTGCAGAATTCGGTCCGTTTACTGGCATTGTAAAATCCAACGTAGATCCCACTCGTGCTGGGAGATTACAGGTTTATATCGAAGCATTTGCAGACGGCGGCGAAGAAGGCGAGAACGATGATACCAAATGGACCACAGTGAGCTATATGCAGCAGTTTGGCGGATACACACCAGCGCCTATAAGCGCAGGCACCAATAGTGATGTTGGTACATATCCGGGCAATCAAAATAGTTACGGTATGTGGTTCACTCCTCCTGATCTTGGTGTCAAAGTGCTCTGTGTCTTTGTCAACGGTGACAGAAGTCAGGGCTATTATATTGGTACAGTGCCTGAGCAAGGACTAGGCAGTATGTTGCCAGGTGTTGCTGCATCTGCCAACTACGATATTGGCAACAATGACAACCAAAAAGAATATTTTGCTGCTGCTACCAGACTACCAGTAACAGAAATAAACACCAACAACGAAGGTGCATTTAACGATCCTTTGTATTTTAATCAACCCAAGCCTGTACATAGTTATGTGGCTGGTGCATTGTTCCAGCAAGGGCTAGTTGAAGACATCGAACGTGGTACAATCAGAAGTTCTAGTCAGCGCGAGACACCAAGTGCAGTGTACGGGGTGAGTACTCCAGGTATGCCCATTTACCAAGGCGGTATGAAACCCAATGACATCCGAGCCAAGATCAACAATGGGTCAATTAAACCTAACCAAGCACAAGTAATCGGACGGGTGGGTGGCCATAGTCTTGTGATGGATGATGGCGACCTTGAAGGCGACAATGCATTGTTCCGTTTGCGCACAAGCAAAGGACACCAAATTACCATGAGTGATACTGGTAATTTCTTTTATATTATTCATGCCAATGGGCAAACCTGGCTTGAGTTTGGGGCAGAAGGCACAGTAGATGTGTACGCTACCAACAGCGTAAACGTTCGCAGTGCTGGCGATATCAACTTGCACGCAGATCGTGACATCAACATGTATGCTGGGCGTAATATCAGTATGAAAAGCAATGAAGCAATTCATGCTGAAGCAACTACCAACATGACATTGACATCACAAGGTGCATTTACAGCTTATAGCAAAAGCACAATTGGTGTCAAAGCCGATGGCACGTTGACATTAAACAGCTCATCGGGGTCATGGGGTGCAGGGTCTGCATTGGTATTACAAGCTGGAGGAATTGATCTCAATGGTCCAGCTGCAAGCAAGGTTGCAACACCGAATCCATTGACCAAAACACTATTAGACGATACCAAGTTCAGTACCAGCAAGGGGTGGCAAGTAGCAAAGGACAGTTTAGAAAGCATTGTAAATCGTGCTCCTACACACGAACCTTACCCGTACCACGGCTCGGGTGTTGATGTTCAAGTAGAATTTGAGGAAGGTACACCAACTCCTCCTCCAGGTGCGCAACCTGTTCCAGCTGGTGTAGAAATTGTAGCAAAATAAAATGGCCGGATTTAGTTTTAATCTTCCAGACGGAAAGACATTTGAAATCAAAGGACCGCCTGGCCTTACCAAAGAACAAGCACAAGCTATTTTTGATCAGCAGGCTAAAACTGGCGCCTTGGTAGGATTCAAACCGGGTGACACGCTGAGTGCAGCCACACAAGCAGCCAATGGTCTTGCATCGGCACAAGCGCAGGTAGGACAAGCACTGAGTGGCATTACTGGTGCGCTAGGGGCAGGTATCCCGGGAGCTGCTGGCGCAATCGGGAAAATTTCTGGTGCAATAAGTGCAGCAGGCGGCGCACTAAATGGCTCGCTATCGGGCATCACTGCTGGGTTGTCCAGCGCAGTCGGTCCAGCAGTGTCGTCAATCAAAGGTGTGATAACAGGTGCTAGTGGCCAACTAGGATCAATTGCAACACAAGCGATTGGTACAATAAACAGTGCTATTTCCGCAACTCCAGTGACAGCGCCAATTGATATTGCCGGTTTTGCCAAACAAGTTCCTGCATTGTCATCGATTGCAAATATGTCACAGTCAACAGTTACTGGTGTGCTAGCGCAGGCAAAAAATCTAGTAGGCCAGGGTCCAGGGGTATTGAGTAATGTCAAGGGAGTTGGTGAATTTGGATTCAACGCCAGTCAACTTGAAACTGCTGGCATCTTAAAACCAGGAACAGCAGCGCTAGCAGCAGCACGTGGTTCTGCACTTAAAGATCTGCTAAAAAGTCCAGCAGTCTACACAGGAAAATCTGGGATTAAAAGTGTGCAAGGATTGTTGGACAACATACCTAAACAAGCTGAAATTCAGCAATCTTTAATGGCCAAAGGACTAGATGATCTTAAAGCAGTGGGTGTTCCTGTCAACAATCTCAGTGCGCAAGGCACCGCTGGAATTGCATTAAGCGCAGCAAAAAGTGTTTCTGATACCGAAAGCTTGCTGAAAAATATACCTGTGCCAGGCGAAGCCAAATCGGCGTTTGAAACTGCTGTGCGCGACGGAGCTTATGCAGTGAATTTAACTGAAACCAAAGTACCTGCTGCTTTCAAAGCTGTGGATGTTCCTGTTCCTGCTGTGGACACTACCAATAGAGAAACACTTGATGCAGCCACTACTCGGGTACTGGGCAACGACAAGATTCCTGCACCTAATTATCAGGCCTCGGCGCCTGACATATCAGCAATTGCGTCAGCACTAAGAAAAGGTTTTGATACCATAGTTGATCTACTAGACAGCACAGCAGCAAAACTAAACTCAGTAGATCAGAATCTCAGGGTGCTTGAAAACCAACAGTCAATTACTCAGTTGCAGTGGGATACTGTTAATTCTGAACGACTAGCAGCCATTAGGCCTTATAACGAAAGTGTCCCAACTCAAGTTAGTCCGGCTCTAAACCAATTTGAAACTGCATTACCTAAGGTGCAAGCTGCATATGCAGAAACTTATAAATTGACCAGGGAATACATAAAAGATGTTATTACACAAGGTATTGGTATCAAAAATCGAGTTAATGCATTAAAAGCAAAAATTGAAGGAACCAGTGCATAACACACTCCGGTAAATATAGCATGGCAATCAATCAAACATTCATTGGATTTAACACAATCGATCAAGTTAAAAAGTTTACGCTGACTGACTTTGCTCTGATCAAACGAGACCTATTGAATGCGTTTAACATTCGTCAAGGCGAGCTACCCGGTCGCCCAGAGTACGGCACATTGATCTGGAACTTTTTGTTCGAAAATCAAGTTGAAGAACTGCAAAACAGTTTGGTCAATGAGATTCAGCGAGTGGCTGGAGGTGATCCTAGAATCTACATTTCGGATATTCAGGTGTTCCCACAAGACAACGGTATCTTGTTACAGATTGAATTACTAGTGACTCCCAGTACAAACGCTGAACGACTCAGCATATTCTTTGACATAACTTCTCGACGCGCCAGCTACATTTAACTATAACTACGCCGTTTTGTGTAGCCATAAATAAAAGAAAGGTACACAAGGTTTCAAAGAATGGCAACAACCACACGACAAACAGCAATATTTGGTGTAGAAGACTGGAAACAGATCTATCAAACTTATCGCGAAGCTGACTTCCAAAGCTACGATTTTGAAACCTTGCGCAAGAGTTTTGTGGACTATCTGCGCTTGTATTACCCCGAAACATTCAACGACTATATCGAGTCAAGCGAATTCATTGCCTTGCTGGATGTTATTGCATTCATGGGTCAAGCACTTGCATTCCGTACTGATCTTAACACCCGCGAAAACTACCTAGACACAGCCGAACGACGTGACAGCGTTACACGTCTGGCTGATCTTGTGAGCTACACTGCCAAGCGTAACACAGCAGCAGAAGGCCTGCTCAAAGTATTCAGTGTAACTACTACTGAAAACGTTACTGATTACAACGGCGTGAACTTGTCAAACGTTACAGTAGATTGGGCTGATCCCACTAATCCTGCTTGGCAGGAACAATTTACTGCTATTGTTAACGCCAGCCTGACAGATGCGCAACGCATTGGTCGACCAGGTAACAGACAAACTATTCTAGGTGTTCGCACTGATGAATACGCTATTAATCTAGTACCTGGGTTCTTGCCAGTGATCCCTTATGCTGCCACAGTAGATGGAGTCAACATGCCATTTGAAGCAGTGACTTCTACATCAGTGGGTCGAGATTATTTGTACGAGCCAAGCCCACTGCCTAATCAGGCATTTAACTTGCTGTTCCGCAACGACCAACTGGGGTTCAACAGCAATAATACCGGCTACTTCTTTATGTTCAAGCAAGGTGTATTACAAAACCAAGACTTTAACTTGGCTGAGCGCATCAGTAACCGCACAGTAAACATCAACGTAGAAGGAGTCAACAACACTGATCGCTGGTTGTTCCAACTTGATAATGTGGGCACAGTCAGTCGCGAGTGGGGATTTGTTGAAAACGTTTATTCCGCAGCAGCAGAACAACTGGGTACAGATCTACGTCCGATCTATTCAGTAACTAGTCGTGTAAATGATCAAATTACCATGGTGTTTGGTGACGGTGTGTTTAGCGAAATTCCTACAGGAACATTCCGTGCGTATGTTCGTGCCAGCAATGGGTTGCAATACATTATCAATCCTGAAGAGATGCAAGCAGTTAACTTGCCAATCAGTTATATTAGTCGTTCAGGCAACTTAGAAACAATTACATTTACCTGTGGTATTACGCAGCCGGTCAGTAACAGTCAGGCTCGTGAACCTATTGCGGATATCAAACAACGAGCACCGGCACGTTATTATACACAAAACCGCATGGTAAACGGAGAAGACTACAATCTGTTTCCTTATACACAATACAACAGTATTTTAAAGAGCAAAGCAGTAAACCGCAGCAGTATTGGTACTAGCCGTTATCTTGACCTGGTGGACAACACTGGCAAGTATTCTAGCACAAATACTTTTGGAAGCGATGGTGGTATATGGGAACAATTTATTCTTCCTACCATAATGTTTTCTTATAATACTCGCAATGAAATTGCGGATATGATTACCAATCAAGTACAACCAAAGCTTGGCGAAACAACAATGCGTCAGTTTTATTACAACAGTTTCCCTCGCCAAGATGTCAATGAAGGAACAACACTGGGCAGTACCTGGAGTCAGTCTACCACGATTGCCAACGAAACAACTGGTTATTTCAAGAATGCCACAGGAACTCCAATACCCGTAGGCGTGTCTGCAGGTACATCCAACCCGTTCTATTACGCGGTTGTTGGCAGTCTGATCAAGTTTGTGCCGCCAGCCGGGTACTATTTTGATCGCAACAATCGATTGGTACAAGGTTCTCCTACTCGTGCAGACGAACGTATGGAAATTTGGGCCAGCCCAATGAGTGTGATTGGCAATGGTATGAACAATGGCATTGGCAATTTATCAACCGGATCAGGGCCAGTTACGATCAACAACTTTGTCCCAACAGGTGCAGTGGTCGATTCAATTATCCCGTTGTTTGTAACAGATCTGCCATTGGATCTCGAAACAGCAATGAGTGAACAAATTGTGCTGCGTCGCAATTTTGGCCTGGGCTACGACAACGACGGAAGTGTAACTGGCACAGCTTATTCGTGGTATCTTATTACCTCTACCAACTTGGCTGCAGATGCAACCTGGAGTCAGGCCTATGCTGGAAATCAAAGTGGCACAAGCCTTGATGCCAGCTGGTTGATACAATTTGTAACCAACGGTGCAGGATACACAATCACATTCCGCGGACTTGCTTA